GTAGGTTTTCAATTCTGTGCCTGGCTTAACCCATAATGGTGTATAATCATCGTGGAAGTTTTCTTCACTTCTAATAGGTTCTGAAGTAAAATGTTCTGAATCTCTTTTTAACTCACCTATTTCAGGTAGTTCATATTCTTTATGCTTTTTAAGATTGATAACATAGCATTGTTCATGCAGTTCATAGTATCCTTCTTTCCTATCAAGTACGTGTCCTGCGATATAAAAATCTTGTTCAATTAATTTGTGCAGATGTTTAAAAAATGATTCACCTTGAAACTCTGTATCAGGCGTAAACACCACAGCATAATCGTATTTGTCTGCTACTTTGCTGAGTGTTACATCTTCAGATATAGACACCTGTACATCATATCCCATAGTGTTTAAATTCCCAATTTGATATTCAGCAATGTTTTGTATTAATTCTTTAGCAGAATTATTTTTTATTGCGTGAAAATTACTTTCAAGAATAAAAATTATATCATGTTTTTTGTTCTGTGCATCATATTGAAATGCCATATTTTTTTATACTCCTATCTAATAGTTCATTAAATTGTTGTCTTTTGTTGCCTATGTGTGCTTGGGCAATCATGTGTATTCTTTCCACATTAGAATTATTAACCACTTCATGATTTTTCAATATATTGATTAAAAATACTTTGCCGTGTCCAAAAGGCACTAGCCCGTGGTCTTCAATGTTCATGTAGCACAGTGCTGGATGAACCACAGCAACATTTATTGGAATCAAGTATTCGCACAAATCTTCTGGCAGTTGATGACCTGGATGGTCATTGTGCCAATCAATTCTTCCAGCAGGCGCTAATTTCATGAAACGTATTCTACTGTATCTTTCAGCAGGAAATTTGTCCCAGAACATTTTTGCCGCTGGTGCTATCTGCGATAGTTCTGTCCATTCATAAGGAGCATTCAATTCATCGTCATAGCCATATTCTTTAGCAACCTGTGTTTTGTCTACTCCTAATCCATGCAGACAACAACTACTCCAACCTGTGTGTGTTTCTTTATCTCTGTGAGGCACATAGTGATGTTCCAATTTGGCAAACTCCACGTGATCTATGTATGGTTTGAAACTCATATCTAACTCCAACCAAGGCAGTGTGCCATCTTTAAATTTATTGAATACTTTAGTTGCTGTATCCATTTTTAACTCCTATTATCATAAATCTTTTATATTTTTCCGTTTCCAATTCAGAAGCAGAAGAAACTTGTAAGCCACAGTTTTGTTTGAATGTGATTAAATCTTTTTGACAATTAACGTGTTCCTTGTTGTCAAAATAATTGTTACTTTGTAATATTATTTGTGTATTATTAGGTAATGCTGATATCCAATTATTATATTCTTCTGGTGTCATGTGTTCGCAGGCAGTGTTGATTATTAAGTTGTGTTTGGTATAATTTTTATAATCGATAATGTTTTCAGTGATAGCCGCAAACTGTCCACGCATTTCATAATCTTTGTTCATTGTGTAAGCAATAGGCTCACAAGCAGGATCTTTATCCACGGAAGTAATTTTTAAAATATCCAGATCGCTGTTGAACAACAATGTTGCCATTACTCCATTCCATCCGCCACATATCACAATGTTATATGGCACTCTTTGGAAATACTGTTTCAGTGTGTCAATCAACCAAACTTTGCTGTTGATTTGTCCTTTCCAAAAACTTTCAAGAGTACGATATCTATCATCAGATTGTCTGATAGCATCCATCCAATACAGCACATCTTTAATATCAATTTTCAAATTGGGCTCCTAGTTTGTCGAAAGAACCACACTGCTTACCACATTCTTGTAAAGGTGTGTGTCCCCAAGTTTTTTCAATTTTGTCAAAGTAACCTCCATCAAATATTTCCTTTAGACTACTTGTATTTAAATTAGGAAATTCTCCAATTCTATCCATATAATCTATTCTACTTGCCTGCATAGGCGGAATCCATTCCATATCCAACCAACAACAAGGAGATACATTACCACAAGCACTCACATATAATTGTTTGTTTTTTACTGCTTTACACACAATAGTCGGCTTTGCTTCACTTTGTGATTCTTTAACAAGTGCTATCATATCTGCACTTTTTTGTGTAGGCTCTAATTTATGTAAAGGATTTCCCTTTTCATCTATTACCTGCAACTGACCATTATTGAATCTCGAAGTGTGTTTAGTAGTAAATGTCTTAAAACCTAAGTCCTTGGACATTTGTCTTGCTTCTTCAACTTGATGTTCATTGTGTTTAAACACCAGCATATGCCATTTTGCGAATCCACCTGCTCCAATAAATGCGTTAGCATTTGAAATAATTTTATCAAAATCTGTAGATATTCTATACAGATGATTTGTGTCTTTCAACCCATCTAATCCAAAGGTTACTCTTACTTTTTCTTTTGCCAACTTTCTCCACCATTCTTGATCTTTAGCACTTCCATTTGTGTGCATGGCAAGTGCTATATTAGGATTAGTTGCTCGTAAATGTTGATAGATTTCAAGTGTATCTCTAGTCACAATTGGATCTCCTAAATTTCCGCACATAAACAAACTGTTCAATTGTTTAATAAAATCTTCGGGAAACCATTTTTTGAAAGTTTCTAATGTAATATCATCCAAATGTATAAAAGGATTCAACGGTCCGCCATTAATTCTTCTAGGACACATAGGACATTTTGCCTGACATCTACTTGTAACTTCTAAGTGAATATCTCTTATGTCTTCAAGTTTATACATTCTGTCTTTCCTTTTTAAATAGTTTAGATTGTTTTCTGCTTATTTCCATAACTTCATCTTCCGATTCCCAATGCTCTAAAAAATCCATCTTTCTTTGCTTTGGTATTTTGCTGTCTGCAGAACTAACACAACTATCTGTTATACAAGGCGCATGGTTTTTAAACAGATTAAATCCTGTATCAATTGTGCCTAACGGCTCATCTTTACAACTATATGCTCTTTTTATCTCTCCACCTGGCTCTCTTATTATACAACTTTGATAACCAGCATTACAGTTCCAACCTTTAAACTTGTTAAATCCAAACGCATTTAATCTTTCTGCTTGATCTAAAAAATGTTCTTTATTTTTACTGTCTATAAGTTTAAGTTGATATATTTTATTATCAATTCTATCTGCCCAGTTTGATTCAAAACTATCAAAGTTGTTGTAATATTTTTCTGGAAACTGTTGTGGGAAACCTTGTTGTAAAAGTTCTTTTTGTTTGTCAGTGTAACCATCAACAATAAAACTTGCTGTGGGATCACTTTGAGGTTTTAAAGTAACATTGATTCCTCTTTCATGAAATCTTTTACATCTAGCATATAGGTCTTCAAACAATTCAGGCACCATCACTTGATTTATTGTAACAAAGACATCATGATCTGTAAGCATAAGAATCTTATCTCCAAATTCTTGTTCATTGGCGAATTCATGATGAAAACTGGCTGTGATTGATCGTCTTGATAAATTTTTCGTTGTATCTAACCAACGTTGCCACCATTTCATTCCAGGACTTAAATTAGTTGTCATGTGTATGCTTTGATAACTAGCGATTTTGTCTTTACTGTAATACTCAATTAATTCTAAAAATTTTTTATATGCTGTTGGCTCGCCACCCGAAAAACTGAAATGAAAGTCATAAAATCCATTTGCTCTTGCTTGTTTTTTAATTTCTTCAATAGTTTGTTGATATTGCTCAAGAGGTCTATGATCAGTCAATTTACTGTGTGCGTAGGGCCAGCAATATGAACAATCATAATTACAGAATCTGCTTAATATCCAACTCACATTGAACAATTTCTTTTCTAGCATTGTTTGTTGTCCAAACTTGATTATATTATCAAATGGTATTTTAGTAGTAGGTACTGACACTGCAGGTCTCCTCAAAATGTTTTTTAAGCCAATCAAAATCATTAATGTAATTCAATTTGTCTTTTTGTTCTGTGCCAAATTTTCTGCCAGACTTGGCACCTTCTATTGCGAAATCACCATACGGTCTATCAGAGCCTTTTGTACACCAAGTATCTAATCTTTGTTCTGTTTCATCATCCAATTGTCTATCAATGACTTTAGAACTTAATTTTACACATTCTCTGAATGCTGACTTCCAAGCACTGAAAGGATCTGAATTGAATGCTGTGATGTTAGATACTTGTTTTATTGCTTTAAAATTTTTAGAAATACTAGTAGTCATATCAGTTGTAGTAGTATCCATATCTAAAGTTAGTTGTTTGGGCAACAGTTTAACACCGCCATATCCATACTGTAAATCATTTATAGGATTTACACTTTGCCATACATGAACTGTATCTAAATTATATTGATCAACATTGTAGTCAAAATTAAAATCTTTTACTATTTGAGCGTCAGCGTCTACTACCCAAAACATTTTTGTCATAGATACTTCTGCGGCTTCTATATGTGCTTTGTGAATTCCTTTAACTCCTTTTACTCGTTGGGCAATAGGAAAACGGTCACACAACAGTTTAAAATTGTGATCTGCTAATGCTTCGTTGTAACTTATAAACACAATATCATACATTATCTTGATTTCCTTATTATTCTTGGAGTATTATAATAAACTTTCTTAAAAAATTTACTTTGTTCTGCTGTTAGCGGATTTATAGGTAAATCAATCTCGTGTTCATTATTGATCTTTTTTCCTAGTTCAATACTGTCTTGATAAAAATCAACTTTAATGTCATCATGAAGTTCAAATCTCCAATATCTTTCAAAGAATCTATATTCATTTGCTTGACCAATGTCCCAATCTGTACACATTGTAAGATAACATCCTGTTCTTGCACCATGGATAGCATGAATACCATAAGGATTGTCCTGTCCCACAGTCATCCATACAAGTAATCTTTGATAGTTTTGCCACCATAAATCTTTTGGTGCTTGGCGTACATTTTTATCCAAACTCATTTTAACACCTTCTCTAAAACCTGCTCTCCAAGCCTGGTATGCAGATCCATCTATGTAACTGACCGAATGATTATCGTTGAATTGATAGTAATTTGGAAAATGACAAAACTCTATTACATTTTTATTTTCACTATTTGCTTCACCATCGTGATTTTCATGAGTCCGCATATTTTTTACAAAATCTTTTGTCCAACATTTTAAACTGCCGTTGCCGTATCTTAATCCATTAAGATCAATATGTCCACACCAACTTAATTGGTAAGTGTTGTCTAATCCTAATGAATTTAAATCAACTATCGTATTTAAAAAACTGTCATGTATTTGTGTATCAGCATCAACTGTGATAAATCTGTCTGTGTCAGATACTTCTGCCGCCTTTTTATGTGCTGTGTCAAAGCCTTTTACACCATGCACACGTTTTGCCCACGGCACTTTTCTTTTTAAATCCGCAAAATTCTTTTCAGCATTGGGTTCATCTACACTTAAAAAAACAAAATCCATATCTGCTATCTTCAAAATCATTGTGTTACCTCATATGAATAATTGTAAATTTTTCTACAAAACAATCTTGGTGTTTCGTTAGATTTATGCTCCAGTTGAATATCACCGTCTGTACATAACTGTTTTAAATCTATGTTGAAAGAATAATCAGGAACACTTGTATTGTATTGTGGTGTAGTAAAAAATTTAAACACATAATTATCTTGTTTAACTGTGTCTTGTATAATGTTTTTTAAATCATTATCTATACTAATGTTCCATTTTTTATTTTTCATATCCAATCTAAATCTTATACAAGAATCTTCTTCATTTTTTACTATTTCATAAATTACTTTGTTAGTGTAATTTTCTGCTTTAACATCTGTTGGCAGTTTGTTGTCTACCACAAAACGTGATTCAACCACATACCCTGTATTTTTAAATGTTACTTTGTAATCTGCTAGATGTTTTGAACCTTTTTGTATTTCATCTGCTAGTTCTTTTTTAATTTCTACACTGTTTCCTTGTTTCTGTACACTACAACCAAACACATCTCCTGTTTCAGGATCGAAATGAAAGTAATATTTTACTTTAGGACGTATAACATCAAATTTTAACGGCGGTCTTATCTTCATCGCAGTTGCTCCAACATCTTATCTGTCAAAAAATTATCTTCCACATAATGAAATATTCCTTTTTGTTTGATATTTCCTACAAATAATTCATTTTGTGATGTAAGATTGTAATCTATTTGTTCCGTCCATAATTTAAGTTGACTTTGATAGTTTTGTATTCTAGGTTTCATGTGAGTAAATGTTAAATTGGACTGTGTGCTAAAAACTTTATGCTGAATACCTAGCAATTTTATTGCTATTGCTGTGGCAACATCCATACTACACCATGATTGGGATTTATTTTTTGTAAAACGTTTGCTGTATTGTTCATAGTTCATTACAATATCTGTTAACAATTTAAAAAACACTTCATTGTTTTTACATTTTTTAAAATAATGAAATCCGCAATACACATTTGGCAAGTCATTGTCTACAAAAACTTTTCTATAGTGATCATTTGTTACCCATTCATCTCTATAAGTTTTCACTTTGTTTGTGTAGTACAATTCATAATTGCTTAATTGCTTCCACCAATGCTCTATATTCTCTAACAGTAACATATCCACATCTAGCACAATAGATTCATCAAATGGACTGCTGTTATAAATTTTACATCTGTTATTGACCTTCCAATCGCTGTCAACTGCGAGATCATCACCTGGAATGTCCTGAATATGATCAAAATGTGACTTATATTTTTCAGGCACAATGATATCTGTGATCAAACATACTTGTTCCTTAGGCATGAATTTCTTAATGCTTAAACTACAAGCAACTGCCTGTTTTAGATAATCACAAGTTTCATTTTGTTGTACAAATAATATAAAACCTCTATTCATATTGATCTATGATTTTATTCAATCCTATTTTGTTCATTATGTGTATATTCATATCTTTGATTTGGCACTTTGTTCCACGCTCTAGTGTAAAATTCCATTTATTATCAACATAAGAATCAACACTATCTTTGTCTGTTGTGTAGAACAACTTGCTAGGCAACTGCTTGGGCCAACTTGTTTTAGCAAAATCATTTATCATGTGAATTGCTATCGCAAAAGCAAAATCATTTCTATAGTTTGTGGCTAAGATTTGATATTTGAATCTGTAAAATTCCCATTCATTTTTAATGTGATTGATTAAGTCAAATAAAATTCTAGTTCTTTCAGTTTTTTTAAAGTAAAATACAGTTGCCCAACACATTTCAATACCTGTGTCACTTACATATTTCATTTCTTCTGTGTATCTGGATTCAAAGTCTACGTGTTGTGCTTTGTAGTTGATTAAAAAATCTTCTTTGCTTTCAAACACTTTGTTAAGGTTACTGTTTGCCACAATATAGTCTGTATCCATTACAATGGTTTCATCATACGGAGTTAGAGAATAAGCATCTGGTCTGGAAGTGTTGTTCCATGTGTCCTCATAACTGTGTGTGGCATTGTAGAATCTTTTTGTTTGATCTGTGCTTGGCTTTTCTACCACAATCACGTGATTAAAATTGTTATGATCTTCATTGAATTTGTCCGATGTAATTAAACACACTGGCAAATCAAGATGTTTTTTGATCTGACCTGCACAAAAATTAGCCTGTTTGACATAGTCCACAGTGCTATTGTTGTGTGCAAAAAGCAAAACTCCTTTGGTCATGATTAAATCTCACCTTTGTCTTTCACCAATTGATTGTATTCCACAAGGTATTGATTTAGATTGCGTTGATACAGATCAGTAATGTCATTATGAAAGGATTTAATATCTGTGATTTTCACAGGGTGTTGATAGTCGTCTAAAAATATTGCTTCATTTGTTTTTTTGATATTAATATAGGTCAGACAATAATTTATAAGACCTAGGTCTATTGTAAATTGATGTCCTTGTGTATAATAAATGTTATTTTCAAGACATTTTTCTTTCAACAATTTTAATTGATTATTGAACGTGCTGAGACGTTCTGCGTATTCTAAAGATTTTGATAAGGATTCATCCATAATATTAAGAATATTATACTTGATTTTTGGATATAAGTCAAATTATAGATTAGAAATTATCGCCAGAACCGCGTACAATACCTGGTGCAGTGCCAATTACATCTGTGATTGCTGTGGCTGTGTACAGATAACATCGTAGATTGCCAACGTTTTCATCTGGATTACCAGTTTCTTGATCTCTCCAAGTCATTGTGAATCTAATTTGTGTGTCGCTTGTTCGCTGTACATCCACATAATAATCGTTTTCAGAATATGTGCCTGCCCCTGCGTTGAAGTTTGATAACAGCCTTTGAGAAGTTCCATCTAGTTCGTAGTTTCCTATGTTGGCTCCTGTCACTGTTCCATTTCCTGTATGTGTTGTTCCGTGAGCACTGAATTTAAGATTGCCGCCCATGATGTTGTTCCAGTCGTTTCCTTTTGAACTGCTGTCTGTTGTGCTTGATGAAATTTGAATGTAACCACCTGCGTTAAAATAATGTCTTCTAGCATCTGCAGACGCAAAGTTAACATTGTTGATCAGTGTGATTGTGCCGTTCCATGAACCTCTTGTATTGCTTCTAGCAAGTACAACTGATTGTTGTGTTGAATCAACTGTTAATCTATTTGTGCCAACTGTTGTTGCTAGTGCTTCGTATTGATCCCAACCTGTGTAATTGACACCATCATTTTCTTTAATTAAATCTCCTTGAGAAACAATTTGAATTAAACTAGATGCTGGGTTTCCGCCAGTTTGATGTTTGTATGCTTTTCTTAAATCTTCGTATGCATTGTTGATGTTGTCAGCATTGATCAAATCACCCACTTGAACTGATTGTGTGATAAGTGTTTGTCCATATCCAGTGTCACCTGAACCATTTCCTAACACGTTGTCTATTTGCTGTCTAAGAGTATTGAATCTATTTGCAGTAACTAAAGCCATTGTATTCTATTCCTTCTTAATTATTTATTAACCTTAGTGCTACCTCTACTAATTTTGTGGATTCATCTGAATTTGTTTCTAAAGCAAAACCTACCAATTGTCCTTTTTTGGTAGCAGTTGCGATACCAAGATCCTTCGCATAAACTTTTTGACCTTTTTCAACTGGGCCTTGTACTTTTACTGGCACACGACCTACAAAAGCAATCGGTTGTCCTTCAGCATCTTTGTTCATTAAAAATCCTGGACTGCCTGATATAACACCAAAAACATTTCCACCAAATGGACCACCATCAAAAAATGCTGTTGTTTCTGCGTCACCGCCAATTGCCATCACTGTGCCAACTTCATATTCTTTATCTGTTGTGTAGATTTCAGCCAAGTCAGCGTAAGAAGCCGATGTTGCTATTCCGTCAAAAGTATTTGCTGTGATTGTGCCTGTGCCATCTCTCAACGCCACTGTGTTGTTTACGGCTGTGGTTGCGCCTAGATATGTTTGTGCACCAAACTCTATGCCTGAAGCACTGTCAGCCAAACCTTTGAAATAGTTTGCGTGTACCTCATACCATTTGTCTGTTACTATTCCTAAATTTTTATTTCCTGCGCCAGGATTAATTCCATCTGTGCTAACATAAGCAATCTCGTTCACAGAACCTGTGTCATTTACTTTCAAACTTATTTTGTTTCCAATTTCATTGGCAATTACTGCTTCAGATCCATTCTCTATTGCTACTTTTAAATCATTTGAATCACCAACTGTGAAACCTACATCACCAAATCTAACAATGCTTGAAAAAGCACTTGATCCTGATCTGATGTAATCAGATGCTAAAAATCCACCCAATCTGTCCGAGTTACTTGCTGTTCCCCAAAATCTGTGGTCAGTTGTTGTTACACCATTTGTTGTAGATTGTGTATTAACTAGAGTGATACCTTTTTTAACAACATCAAATCCTGTGATTGTGTTTGAAGGATCTGCTGTGCCAATTGTGAATGCTGTTGAACTGAAAATTAAAACAGTTTCATTGTTTACTTTTCCTTCAATAATTATTTGATTAGCATTTAGACTGTCTTTGATTTGTCTTGAAACAAATTGTGTTACTGTGCTTCCTGTACCTTGTGGCCCTACAAGAATAAAACTTGTGCCGTCCCAAGCATACAATTGACTGTTTGCTGAATCCCACCAAAAGTCACCAGTTGTTAAACCTGCTGGAGCAGTAGAGCCTACTTCAGCACCGCCTGTTGTTCTAAATTTTGTGCCATCGTAAAATTTTAATTTGCTTGAAGATGTGTCAAACCATATCTGACCACCCAGTGGACGAGTTGGCTGTGTGCCACTAGCAAAATTTTCTAATAGGTGTAAGAAGTTTTCGTTTTGGATTTCACCGTAACCAGCATAGTTTTTACCTATGAAACGTAGATTAGTTGTGTTATCGATAGTGCCGTCTTCTACAGTTGCTATCAGTGTTCCATCAAATTTGTTAACAATATATGCCATAATACCCTTTGTTTCTTATATTTATCGTCCTACGAAGTTAATGTTAGTGTTATTTCTCTGTCAAATGTCCAAGCACCACCATTTACACCAAATTGTAATAGTTTTCTTGTGGGAGCAAATGTGATTGTTCCTGTTACATTTGAAGCATTTGATACATCTTCTACCACTTGTTTATTCGCGGCACCCACAGTTGGAGTTCTTTCTACAGAACCTACTGTACACGTAGCACTTTGCCATCCTGCCGCAGATGTGTCTAAATTAATTGTAAAACTCACATAGTTCGGAGTTTCTGCTGGAAATTCTGCCGCCTGTATTGTGTAGTTGCCATCTATGTTTGCTGTAACACCATTTACCACAGTTGTTCCTGTTATCACTACTTGTTGAGCACCTTCATAAAAATGCGAAGCAGTTGTTGTAATTTTTGTTGTTGTACCTAAGTTAGGATCCTGTGCGCCAAACGTTACACTTTGAATTGTTCTTTGTTGTACTGTGATTGTTTGATCCACTTGCGTAAAGTTTTTTAAACCTGAAAAATCAATAGTTGGAATATTAAATCCACCGCCAGCACCGTAATCAACTGTCAATACTCTTGCTAAAGCACCATCACTTCTTGCTGGTATTTCACTGTTAGCAAACACACCTAATGGTGGTTCTGCGGAACCGCTATTATATCCTGCCACAGGATAAAGTGTTTCTAACACTTCTCTCACGTTTAGATAATTGTTGCCTACACTGTTTTGTGTGAATCCTGAAACATCTAATTGTAAACTGATAATTGTAGAACCATCTGTGTATTCTTTTGTAGCAACATCTGAAGCATTTATTGGTGTGCCTACACCTGTAATTCTTTTGTTACTTAAAACTTCAATTGCGGCTGTGGCTGAGTTTAATTTTAACGACACACCATTTTGACTGGTGATTGTTGAGCCATTGATGTTTACATCATCTACATTTAAATTTGCTAATGTACCTAAAGATGTTAAAGATGAATTGACAACTGAACCTCCTAGTGTGTCTTCAAGAAGCACTGTGTTTGTGTTAATTTTAATTCCTCTGCCTACAGCAAAATCTAAATATTCAGAACTAGTCCAAGCATCTGTGCCATTTGACCAAGCAAATGTTTTGTCACCATCTGTTGATTTCAGCGTGATGCCTCCACCATTTGCTCCTGCATCGTCTGTTGTCTGACCCGATCCTGTTATGTTTAATTCTATATTTTTATCTTCAACTCTTAAATTTACTGTGTCAACAGATGTTGTTGTTCCGCCAACAGTTAAATTACCATCAATGTTTACACTGCCGCCAACATCTAGTGTGGCTGTTGGAGATGTTTTGTAAATTCCAACTGCTGACGCAGAAGTATCAATTTTGAATGCTGAAACTTCAGCAGGTGTTCTCACCGTGATTTCAACATCTTGATTTGATAATTGATTAGCAATTTGGAAAGCATTATTGTTGAATTGTAATTTTGTGTTTTGATTTAAACCAACAGTCAAACCAGCATTATTTTGTATTGTTAGTGCACCTGTTGTAAGATCATCACTGTCTGAAACAAGATATTGATCTGCTGTTCTCACAACACCATTACCATCTATTAAAGATTCAGCAATGGTTGACGTTCCAGCATATTTGTAATCTGTGCCAACTGTGTTAAAGCCTTTAACTAAACTTCCTGTTGGATTTGAAGATGTAACTAATTCTTGAATTCTTGCATTTGAAACTGGAGTAAAGTTGGCATTTGAATGAACTCCAACAAGATTTCCACCAATAAACATTTTAACAACTGTTTGTGTAATATTCTGTGTGTCAAGCACACTCGCAACTTGATGACCTGATGTGCCTTGTGCTGTTGAATAAGCAGGACCAACCAATTGTAATCTTACGCCATCAAAGAAATATAATTGACTTTTTGTACTGTCAATCCAAAGATCACCTGCGACCATGTTTGGTTGATTTTCAGCAACTGTGGTTCCACCAGATGAAGTAAATGCTGAACCATTGTAAACTTTTAATCTATTCTCTGCTGTATCAAACCAAAGTTGTCCTCTGATTGGATTTATAGGGGCAGATGCGTTGGCAAAATTTTCTAATAATTGAATAAAATTTTCATTCAATACTTCACCAAAGCCAGAATAGTTTCTGCCAATCAATGTTAAGTCACTGGAAGTTGTGTCTAATTGACCATCAACTAGATCTACAAGTAAACTGCCATCAGTTTTATTCAATCTATAACTCATTATGCTCCTCCAGTATAAATTATGTAATTCAAAGTTAAGTATGGATTCATCACATCCATTTGTTGTCCAATTGTGCCATCAATACCACCTGAGTTAGGTAATTGCTGAGCACCAGCACTGTTAGATAAATCTGGACCACTTGTTGTAGTTACTTCTGGATCTGTAGAAGCACCTGCAATATTTCTTGCGGCAAAGAATTGATCACCATTGTTTGCTTTTAATGTGTGTTCGTGATTAGGTAAATTTTCTTTCG